TCGTTTCGGCGCAATTTTCAGCAAACAACACAAGGTTTTGAAAAATATCGTTGACTCATTGCGCCAGGTAAGTAGAATGCATCGCATCGAACGGCAGCACAGTCTGGCAGACGATAACAAAATCAACTAATTAGCAAATTAGCTTGATGATGCGGGAATAGCTCAGTTGGTAGAGCACGACCTTGCCAAGGTCGGGGTCGCGAGTTCGAGTCTCGTTTCCCGCTCCAGTTTAAGACATCGGCAGTTGCGGGTGTTAAAGCATTAAGGCGCGTTAGCAAAGCGGTTATGTAGCGGATTGCAAATCCGTCTAGTCCGGTTCGACTCCGGAACGCGCCTCCAATTTCTATCCCGAGCCCGGATGGTGGAATCGGTAGACACAAGGGATTTAAAATCCCTCGGCGTTCGCGCTGTGCGGGTTCAAGTCCCGCTCCGGGTACCATTGGGATAAAGCTAATAAAATCAATGATAAGCAGTGTCGTGTGAACCGCCCGCAAGGCGGTTTTTTTTATGCCTGAAATTCTCCTTTCCGAAGATGCGTCCGAAGATGATTTTTCAACGAACGCATAGCGATTCATTTTTTCTGACCACCAACAACCGGCACGATTTTAGTTTTCCTGTCGTAAATTGCCGTTTGCCTCGAATTTTTATGACCAGAAATCGCCTGTTTCTCTTCGAGGCTTCCTTCCAGATCAGAAACACCTTTCGCCTTCAGATCATGGAAAGTGAAATCTATCTGCAGGTGCGGGTTCTTTTCCTGCGCTGCGATTTTGGCGTCGCGCCAGCGTGAATTAAAACCGTCTCGGGTGTATTTGCTGCCGCTGGTCTGGTGAATGACAAATAGGCTACGGATACCCGGCTTTAACGGCAGGGAACGGGCGAGGGCGACAGCGGCGCGCAGGCGTGGCGACCATGCTTTGATTTGCTTCACGCCTGTTTTCCCCTGGCGGATAAAGATCCCGGTTTCCCGTATCTGGTCTTCAGTCAAAGCCAGCACATCGCTTTGTCTGGCGAGACACAAATAAGCGATTTCCATGGTGGCGCGAACTACGTCCGGAGCAACATCGTAAACCGCTTTGTATTCTTCGTCGGTGATGTAACGCTCTCGGGCCGTCTCTTTGAACTTCTTAACGCCCTGACAGGGATTATGCTGAACGTAACCGCGCTCATAACCCCAACGGAATACCCGCGAAAGAAAACTCTTTTCCCGATTAGCCTGCGTTTTACTGGCCATGCCACGCTGATCCATATAGCGCCGGATGTGTTCTGGTTTAATTTTATCCGGGTTAACCTTCCCGAATACCGGCAACACTTTGCCTGCGTATTTCGTGTAGTCTTTTCGGGTTTCTGCCGCTAAATCCTGCCAGTCAGGGGAAGACATAAATTGCTCAGCCAGCGCCTGAAACGTCTTGCGCTCGACTTCTTCTCCCATGGCTTTTTCATATGCCAGCCATACAGCTGATTGAGGCTCGGAGAGCGCACATAGCCTGATAGCCTTGTTATCTTTATTCCTGAATTCATACGCCGCCTTGCCGCGATACACGCGGGGCGGCATCCAGTTATCAGCGGGGTTCTTACGCTTTCCGGCCATTAAAGATAGCTCCGAAGTCTGGTTCTTCCTCCCGCACCGTCTCTTCCTGCTGGTTGCGGTATTTAATCGGGTTCAGGAAATGGCCCCACGTCGTTTTAGGATGGCCGTCTGCCCTTTCCATGAAAAAGACTCCGGCCCGGCGTAGCGCTTCACACTGCCGCGATTTAAGCGGTGTCCCCGTCAGTTCGATCATTTCCTCTCTGGTGATGATGTCGTGATCGTGTCTCATGGTCTTTCCTCAGCATGCCGGCTATCGCGTTGTCTGCCGTATCGCAAGCGCGTTGGATATCGGACTGGGTCAGAGTCCTCTTTCTAACGCTGGCTGATAGCCTGCCAATTTTGATATCGAAATCTGAAAGTAAAAGTGTGCCTGGTTGCCAACGTAGCATTGTGATCTCCGGTTCATAGGTAGATCACAATGCTAACGACAGTTGCGGGTTATTTCTGATTAGGCTTAATCAGGTTTGGTTTATTCCGGAACGCGCCATTTTCGCGGGTGATTTTGGCACTGCGTGGAAAATGCATAGCCAGCTCACAACGCGCGCAGGCTTCGATTATCCCGTTAGTACCGTCCGGAAAAACGACGTGAAGCGCGTCGCCTCGTTTCAGTGTGAGTTTCAGCATATCAGCGCACCTGCAGCGAACGTTCGCCAATCTCAAGGTGAGCGCCCGGCACTGGGTTTAACAGTTCTTCCGGTATGTCTCCGCCGTCAGCGGTAATCTGGGCCGCCGCTGCCTGTGCTGATTCAATCGCTTCTTTGATGGCTTTCTTGTCCGGAGTGACTAACGTCTGAACTGTCACTAATTCATCCGGCAGTAATTCATCATTATCGATCACGACGGTTATAGCTCCCTTACGTGCGGTAAAGGTATTTTTGGCGGTTTTAACCGTATCCTGACCTGCGGCCAGTAGGCACTGGAGAACATATTTCTTCAGGTTCGTGATCTTGCTTTCGAATGATTTTTTGCGGGCGGCGAGGCGTTTGGCTTCTTCATCACAGGTTTTTGCCAGACCTTCCAGATTGCGAACATGCACAAACACCGCATCCAGTTTGTCGCCGAGTTGTAACTCGAGACCTTCCATTGTGTCGGCAATCATTTCCGGAGACAGACCAGAACCGTCTTCCTTTTCCAGAAGCGCCTGGAGTTTTGACATATCGGCAGCGATAGCAATTGCAGTAGTAGAAGTCATTATGCTTTCTCCTCGGCTTTATTCAGTTCTTTAATGCGGCCATCCTTAATGGTGATGAGTCGGCGGAGTCGGCCAGACAGATAGCGTTCATGCTGCGTATCGCCGTTGGCCTGGGCGGCTTTAATGTGTACATCGATCTCACGTGCAATAGGGGAAAACACGCCATTGATTTCGTTCACCGTCACGCCATGCGCTAGGGTATTAGCAACGCGGCTTAATTTGTCGTCAAACTCCTGGCGAAGCCGTGCTGCATCTTCGGCTGATTCGCTGGCGTTCTTCAGGTCAAACTCGGCCTTATTCTTCTGGCGGTACTCCAGATTGTCGTAAAGCCCCATAAAGATATCGCCGCTGAATCCGAGGCCGGATAACGCTTTTTTGGTCGCATCAGTCAGTGATTTTTTGGCTGCTTCGCCGTCGCAGGTGATCCCGTATTTACTACCGTAAATGTAGGGTGTACAGCCGTATGCTGTTTCCTCACCTCGTACTCCGTTCAGGATGTACCAGAGCCGGACAGTCACAACATGGTGCTGTTCATTAACGGTATTACCATTCCCATCAAGAACCAGCTCCCACGATGCGTTGTTGTCTTTGCCTTTTACCTGCCGAGTGATCGGCGCGCCAATATCGAAACGCTCCTCAACAATATCCACGCCCCAGCCGATGCCCTTGGGCCCAAACTCACGGGTGGCGAGCATGGTCATGTAGGTACCGTTGATCGAGGTGCCACCGCCGTTCTGTGTGAAAGCCTTAGTAAACCTTTCGTCGGTTTTAAATACGCGTTTCCAGAGGTCTAAATTGTCTTCCCCGATGATTGGTTTTCCTACAGCCTGCACAACATCCTCAGCGTTAGGCAGGCTTTCAGCGTGAGCGATTTGTTTTGCTAAACGCTCGGAATCATCAGCCAGTTTTTCAGCCTTAACGCTTAACTTCTCTTCCGGCTCTGCACCTTCACCAGAGGCATATACGCCATAACCCATATCATTGAGCGTCTCACGCGCCTGTTTGGCCTGGGTGTCGGTTACAACCGGCTGCGGCGCTTCCACTTTTTCGCCCACGTTTGAGGCGGTATTTTGCGTCGCCTCTGGTTGTTTAACGGATCCTGTCTCGGTTTCCTCAAAGCGGCCGTTGGCCGCCAGCCATGAATCGATATGGCGGCGTAGGCTGTCAGGGAAATGGTAGGTATCTTTCGCCGGTACGTTTTGTACCACGCCGAAGATGCTGGCGCGGTCGTATTTGAGTATCTGCGGCGTGGTGTGCAGCGATGCTGACCAGCGTTTAAAATCTTCCCGGTCATCGGAAATCATCTTCTTAGCGTCCAGAAGGTTTCCGGATAGTACCGGCGCATCAGGCGCCAGCGGGAGAAGGGCGGTAGCGATCTCCTGATCCAGCGTTGCATAAGTGTGTTTATACCCGCGCTTAGAAATAACCACCGGCGTTTTATTGTCATCGGTGCTGGTGCTGAGAGCGGTATTTTTATATACGCCGGGGGCCAGTTCGTCGCGCTTGCCCGGATTCTCAAGCCAGCGTTTAACGAACTGAGAGATAGCAGCTTTGCCTGGCGTCTGGTTTTCAAAGTGGGAGAAAATCCCCTGAACAAGGTTATTCAGACCTTCCACATGCATGCTTTGAACCGGGAAGTTATTTTGCAGGGCGCACAGCACATTAAAGTTAAAGCGATCTTCCTCTTCAAATTCCCCATCGTGGTTTTTCAGGTTATCCAGATAATCCACAACCTGAGAATAAAGATGGCCATCAATCGCCGCGGTGCTAAAAAGCAGGACGGCAGCAAAGCGTTCTTCAGCGGAAACGGTCATCAGGTCGATCACTTCATCGTCGGCAGGTAAACCAGCGCCGCTTCCGGAAGCGCTATCCTGCGCAGTAGAAACCCATTTTTCACCGTCAAAAGTATGCTGCTGGGCGAATGACTCATCGAACTGGCCAACGGTCGGCAGCGGCTGGCCTTCAATGTGTTCCCACAGTTTTGGTTTGAAATAGTTGTCACCATTGGCCGGGTATGATTCCCAGAGTTTGCCAGTCATGATGCTTTCGGCCACTTTTTTGTTTGGCGCATCGATGGCGATCGCCAGCTGCACGGCGCCGCAGTCTTTAATCGCCGATTTCTTTGGCTCAAATAAGCCGTTGTAGATGGTCATTAGTCTTTCCTCTTGGTTACTGGCGCAGGTCAGGCGCCGGGTAATTAAAATGGAATGTCGCTCTCTTCAATCTGAGAATGATCGATGCACAGCAGCTGCTGAATTTTGTCATCGACCGCGGCGATCTGGCGTTGAGCATCGGCAGCAAGGTTTTCTTTCTGGCTGCGCAGCTGGTCAACCTGCATGGCTATAAGGTCGAAGGGTTCCGGCTGGTTTATATCGATGGTGATATCACGCGTTTCCAGTAGCACATAAATGTCCGGGTGGTTCCGTGACATGTCACAGATTGAAACGTGATATTTATCGGATGAGAAAGTATTAGTGATGTAGTGAACGTAAAGCTTCACGGGGATGGTAAGCGCTTCCATAGCGACTCCTTGATGATATATACTCAGAGCCGATCAGCGGCTCTGTCGTTGGTCTTTCCTCGCTGCAGGGTTGGTCCCCTGTAGCATTCCGGGCGGTTTGGTCACTGTCCCGGGTAAATTAGCCCACTTCGGTGGGCTTTTTTACGCCTGAAGATTGCCGGTCTTTCCCGGCTGTCAGGGTGGTCAACCCCATTGGTCTTTCCTCGTAACTGCGTTTAAAAAGTGCCCGCCGTGGGGGCCGGGCAAAGACTACACACAGCAATGGATGTTCGTTGCGGTCTTTCCCGCATGTCATCGTACTGTCGGCGACCCGAAGAATTCGCGCCCGTCTTTCCGGACTGTCAGAACTGTTTCTGAACAACTGCCGCGTGGTTAGTGCGTCGTTGATGTGATGTAATTTAGATAAATCTAACAATATGGTCAATGGTTAAATTAGAAAAAACGAACAATATAGGCGTAAAAAATTACATCTATTTGATTAGAAAGGGATTATTTTTGTTTACGGGCTTGCAGTAACTCTTCAAATAAACGATTGAAACCGTCTACTTTTTCGCGAAGTTCCGTTAAATGCCGCTCTTTTTCAGATTCTGGGAGTGACGAAAAGAGTTTTAAAAGCTCTGTTTCTCGTTCATCTAACGGCGGCGGGGTATCTACCGGGGTTCCCGGAGTGGCGGCTTCATCGCCGTAAAGTATCCAAGTAGGGCTGCATTGAAGTGCGTTACTTAAAGCGAATAGGTTTTTCCCGCCAGGCTCACTATCACCGGTTTCCCACTGGGAGATAGTGACGTGCGCGACGTTAACCAGCTTCGCTAAAGCGCGCTGAGTAAGTTTGAGATCTTTTCTACGCGCTCTGATGCGCTCACCTGGCATTGTCATAGTTAGATAATTCTAAATTTCCTTGACTTCGTTATCTCGAACACCTAATTTGTTAGAAAAATCTAACAGGAGGGTGTTTCATGTTAACAACTGATGCGATCAAATATTTTGGTAGTAAGAGAAAACTGGCTGAGGCCGCTGGCGTTAAGGCTCCTACTGTCTATGCATGGGGGCGTTTGGTTCCTGAAGGTAAAGCAGCTCGTTTGTCTCTGATGACTGATGGCGAACTTGTTTATGACCCAAAGGCTTACCAACTGCCAGCCAAATCAGCTTAACAATTGGCGGCATCGAAATCTGATTACGCTTAATCAATTTTCAGCGACAGGAGACGCTCGAAGTGGAATACCTCGAAGAACTTAAACGAGAGATCTTTAACTGGGCAGCGGAAAGCGGGCAGGAGCTGGTTGCTATCGAGATAAGCCGCATGTGGTTTCGTCTTGGTGGAAATACCGGTTCGCTGAAGCTGCACCAGATCGAAGATGCAGATGGAAACGCCGACTGGCGGGCAATCAACAACAACCGCCAACAAATTTTTCGTTGGTTACGAGGCGAGACCAAAGCCGCGAGAGCCAAAACTATGGCGCTGGTCAAAGCGATGGAAGCGGCGCTGCCGGCAGAGCGTTACGCTCGCTTGGGTATGTCCACCCAGTATTTAATTTGTGTGGCCATTCGTGAATTTGCCGCGGCGATTATCGCGCTGTTACTCGACGCCAGAGACGGGCCGCAGCAAGTCGCTAGAGCATTGCAAGCTATGCGAGAAACACAACGCCTGACCAGCGTTTAACCTGTACCGAGGAAAGACCAATGAGAACACAAGACCGCATCACCTGGCGGAATGGGTTTCGCCGGAACGGGGTACAAGTCCCGATGGAAGATATCGAATCGATTTTCGAAGAGCGTCGCGCTACTGCGCTGACAATCTGGGAGCGCTACGAACTGCGCAAGGCAGACCTGCAGGAAGCAGGACTCACCCAGAAAGAATACGAAATCGCCTGCCGTCAGCTGGCTGACTCGCTGGGGATCTGAGTATGAATATTTTGCCATTACTCGACAGGCCGATCGCCTTCCAGCGCAGTTTTATTCGTCTGGATATTGGTGTGACGGCTGCGCTGTTTCTGTCACAAATGACCTACTGGACTAACCGGTCCGACGATGACGGATGGGTGTATAAAACTCAGGAAGAATGGGAAGAAGAAACCGGCCTTTCCCGCTATGAGCAGGAGGGGGCGCGTAAGAAACTCCGCTCAATTGGTGTACTGCTGGAAAAAAGAAAAGGCGTTCCTGCGCGACTTTTCTACAAAGTAGATAATAACGTTTTATATCAGGTTCTTGTAGCTGCAAACAAGAATGCGGAAAAACCACATACTGGAATGCGGAAAACCACCAAACAAGTCAGGGGAAAACCAGCAAACTTTCTTACAGAGAATACTACAGAGAATATAGATCCCCCTAACCCCCAGGAGGGGGAAGGCGTTGAGTTAATTCTTTCTGATGCACAAAAAGCGCTGGAATTTTACAACGAGCAAACCGGTACCCGCTGCCGTGACCTTAAACCGTTTGTGCTGATGCTGACGCCGACCACCACCCGGGCAGGGTACACGCTGGACGAATTGCAGTTAGTTATCCGCTGGGTTCTGGCCACATGGCGCCGCCGTGGCGATAGCCTGCCGAAGCCTGCGAACATCTGCCGGGTAAACCGCTTTGATGGTTATCTCGCTGACGCTGAAGCATGGGCGGTGACCGAAACCGATATTGATCCGGAAGCCGTTATGAACGGCTACAACGAAATTTTTGCTGACGTTCTGCCAGCTGCTGAACTGGACACCGACCGCCGCCGGATGATCACCCGTCTTGCTGCCCACATGAAAAACAAAACTACGGGCGCATTTCTGGGTTATTTCGAAAAATTCCGCGCTGACGCATCCGATTTTTACTTTGGTGAAAATGGCGGCTGGCGCGCCAGCTTTGACTATCTGATGAAACCAGAGACATTGCGTAAGACCAGGGAGGGCGCTCTATGATGCAAATGATGTATTCAACTCAGGAACTGGAATGTCTGGTTCTTGGCTGCCTGATGAACGGTGGCGCTACGCCTGATGCCTTTGATGTGATTGCCAGCACTCCGAGCGAGGCTTTCAGCGTCGCATACTACAGGCAGATTTACGGAGTGATCAAAGCGCAGGCGTTGAGCGGCGGCTTAATTGACATGATGTACATTAGCGAAGCCATTGGCGGACAGGGGACGCTGGCCAATCTCGCCGATATTTGCAAATTCCCGACATCGATCGTCAATCTCAAAGGCTATGCCAAAAAAATGGTTAAGGCCTGGCGAAGCAGAACCATCGCGCAATTACTGCAGGATGGTGCGGATGGTATTCGTGATGCGATAAACCAGGAGCAGCGCGATCAGGTTGTTGAAACTGCCGTGGCGCAGCTGCTGGACATGACAGGCGACACTGGCGACGTTCAGCCGGTACACATGAGCGAATTATTGCCGGTGTACATGGAAACCATGCAGAAGCGCATGGATGGTGAAGAGGGTACCCGGATGTACCTGGAATCCTGCTATTCCGAAAACTCACCTTTTGACGCGGACAAATGCGCGGAACTGGCTGAGAGCCTGATTTATTCCGCTGCCGGCTGCGTGCTGGTGGCTGAAAAGAATGGTCAGGTGATTGGCTGGCTCGGCGGAGGTATCGCGGAACAGTTTTTTTCCCGCCAGCTGATGGCGTTTGAATATGGACTGTTCGTCGCTCCGGAGCATCGTGGCGGCAGTGCTGGCCCACGGCTTGCCCGCGCATTTATCGAATGGTCGAAAGAACACGGCGCCGCAGTGATCAATATGGGGATCACTACTGGCGTCAATGCCGAGCGTACTGGCCAGCTTTATTCCCGCCTCGGTCTGCAATGTACCGGGCTGCTTTATTCGATGGGGGTTTAACGATGTGTACAGGTGTTGAAATCGCGTTGGTGGCTTCTTCTGTTCTCGCTGCTGGTGGTGCAGTGGCCAGCGGCCAGCAGCAAAAGAAAATGGCGAACTATCAGGCCGCGCAGGCTGAAGCCGACGCCGAAGCATCAAAAGCAGCGGCGAAAGTTGAAGCGGAGCGTATTCGTAAAGCCGGTCGCCAGCAGGCTTCCGCCGCCAATGCTGCGTTGGCAGCTTCAGGCGTTGAGACGGGAGAGGGAACGGCGCTGCGCGTCACGTCAGGTATTACTGGGGATGCGGAGCAGGACGCCTACCAGACAATCCTTAATGGCGTGAATTCTTCTAATCGCCTGCAGGCGCAGGCACAAGCCGACAGGATCAGCGGCAGTAATGCGGCGACAGCGGGGAATATCAGCGCCGGCAGTTCGCTTTTGAGCGCTGGCGGGACGGCATACAGCGGCTGGAAAAAAGCAAAAACAGGCAAATACGGTTTATATGCGGAGTAAGTGACGTGAGAATTCCAACGGGTAATTTTGGTAATGTAACACCGCAGGCACAGCAGACGCGTGTCGCTGTTAGCAATGTAGGCACTATCGGCAATGCGGTATCTGGTTTTGGGGCCGCTACAGGACAGGTAGCAGAACAAGTACAGCATGAGCAGGATAAAGCCGATGTGGCAGCCACACAGGCTATTTTGACCGATCTGGAAGCTAAATCTAATGACCGCTGGGAAAACCCCGAGACGGGCGCTACGGTCACGCGTCAGGGCTTTAAATCATCTGGTGTGGTTTCCGATATGGATAAGGCCGATGCCGGAGACTATGAGGAAGCGCGCAAGCGCGTGCCGGCGAGTCAGTTAACCTATTTTGATGCACAGTGGAAAGCGGGGCAGGTACGCCGGACAAGTACCTACAGCGGTTTCGAGCGTGCACAGACGGATGAGGCCCAGCGCCAGCAGCTTAATGCGACGGTGACCACTTCCGTCGAACAGGAGGCCAGCGCATACGATAATCCGATGCAGGCAGGGCTGATACGTAGCGCCCGTAAACACTCGATCGAGATGTATGGACAGGCGCGTGGTTGGCCCCAAGAGCGTATCGATGCGGCGGTATCAGAAGCGAATCAGAAAGCGCTGGAGCAGCGCGCGCAGAACTATGCGGTAACCAATCCCACCGGCTGGCTTAATGGCGATTTTACGCTGGTCAACAGCAGTACCGGCGAACTCGATATGCGCGCCGTCGGCCTGGTTGAATCTGGCGGTAAACACCGCAATGCTGATGGTAGCCTTGTTACATCGCCCGCAGGCGCGCAGGGCGAATTTCAGTTGATGCCGGATACCGGGAAAGAACTGGCGGCCAAACGCGGCGTGGAATACAACCCTGACGACCCTGTGCAGCATGCGCAGCTGGCGCGCGATTATGCCGGGCAGCTCAGTAAAAAATACCAGTCAGAATCACTGGCCGGGGCTGCATATAACTGGGGGATGGGTAACGTCGATAAGTTGATCGCCAAAGTGGGCGACCCGCGCAAAGGCGAAATCTCGATGGCGGATTTCGTTAAGCAACTACCCGCCGAAACGCGCGGTTGGTTGTCCCGCTACAACAAAAATAAAACTGGTCTCGACCCGGTAGCGGTAAACAAAATCGACAATATCGCCGAATCACAGATCCGCCAGCAGCGTACGGCGCTGCGCCAGCAGATGGAACCAATTGTTAATAATACATTTTCTCAGTTGTACAACGGTGATGTTCCCGAAGCGATGCCTAATGCCGAAACCATCATGTTCATGTACGGCGAGAAAGGGCAGCAGGTAGTAAAGCAACTGGATATCGCGATCGATAACGCCAGAACCTTCCAGGCTATCCAGTACGTCACCCCGGCAGAACAGCAGGCCGAACTGGCGAAAGTGAAGCCGCAGGCAAACGACCCGGATTACGCACTGAAACTCGATGCGTATGGCAAACTTAGTGCGTTGGTGCAGAAGAGCAACGCTAATATTCAGGCGCAGCGCGATTCCGCCCGCTTTAACGACGCGCTGATCTCCGGCGAGAAACTCGACCCGAGCAATAAATCCATGCAGAAGGCGGCGGACAATACGCCATCGGCGCTTAACTTCCGCATTAACGACGCCACCACCCACGACGCTATCGTGCAGCAGGTTAACCAGACAGGCATTATCCCATCGCAAGTTACATCGCAACTGAATGCGATCGCCCGTTCCAGTAGCCCCGACGTGGTAAAGCAGGGCTCGACCTTATTTAACGCGCTGTACGATACAGATCCTGCCTCTGTGGGTGATATGCCAAAGGATATGCAAAGCTTTTACCTGACTGTTAAACAACTTACCGATTCGGGCATGGCGTCAGACGAAGCGGTGAAGCAGGCGCAGAACGTTACCTATAACCAGACTGATGCCCTTAAATCACAATTGTCTTCTACGCAGAGCACGAAGGAATACAAAAAAGAGCGTGCCAGCGCGATGGATTCCGCAGTCAGCAGCATGAAACCGTGGTACAGCTTTGGCGGTCCTGCAGCAGATGACCAGAATCTTAACGCCGTCAATTTCCGTAACGACTACCAGTCACTTTATGACATCAATTATCGCAACTCGGGCGGTAATGCCGATGTTGCCAAAAAGATGACCAATACCCAGATCGCCCGCACCTGGAGTCTTAGCGATGTAAATGGCAGCACCCAGTTTATGAAATATGCGCCTGAAGCGCTGTATAACTACGGGCCGTCTGGTTGGCAGGCTGCGCAGTGGAAAGAAGAAAAAGAGCGGCTGACCTATGGCGAACGTGGAGAAAAAATTGAAACCAGACCGACTCAGCTGGGAATTACATCAGGTTCAGCGCCCGTAATTACATCAAATACACCTGAATCCCGAATCGGTGGTGAACTGGAAATTACCCCTGATGTTTTAACCACGCGTAATGGTGATTACGCCATTATGGTTCGCATGAAAGATAAAGATGGTAACGAGAGCGTACAGCCGTATTACGATAAATTCAGACGTCCCATGCGCTGGAAACCGTCGCTGGAAGACTGGGAACCATATAAAAAAATGCAGCAAGAGAGAGAACAAAAAGATCAGGAAAAAGTTATTCGTGGTGAAAGTAGATATGACTTTAAAACGAAGCATCGCGCGCTTGATGAGCAATATCAGCGTTTGCATGATGAGCGTATGAACCGGGTTAAAAACTACTTTTCATGGAGCAATGAATAATGCCTATCTATCCGCAATCTGATGTTCCAACTAGCGTAATGGATAATGCCCTTCAGGCACCAACGGGTTTTGATGTGTCGTTGCCAGAAGGTACAAACCCGGAACCCCAGCAACCACAGCCGTCTGTATGGGATGCCGCTTTCCGTCAGAATAACCTGCTCGCCGGAATGTTCCGCCCGGCTAAGCAGTTTGAACCCGTAGAGGGGTATAACCCTTATACGGATAAAAGCGAAATAAAGGGCTACGAGCATTGGGGTACCGCTTTCGCGGATTCTCGATCGCCAGAGGAAACCGCCTGGATAAAAAACCAGATAGACGATGAAAATGAAGACCGTCGGGTTTTGTCTGAGGCAGGCGCTGAAGGAACTCTGGCCAGTATCGCCGCCGGGGTTATCGACCCTGTCACAGTCGCATCGATGTTTATTCCCGGTGCGCAGGGAAGCCTGGCTGCTCGTATTGGTTCTCAGATTGCTATTGGCGCCGCCGGTACCGCACTTAGCGAGGTTGCGCTCAATAACGAGCAGTACACCAGAACAGCAAGGGAGAGCGCCGCGCACATTACAGCCGGCGCGCTTCTCAGCGGTGTATTTGCTACTGCTGGCGCGATGATCACCCCATCGGTAAGAAACGCGGCTACACGGGAAGTGGCGGAGGCGCTCGATAACATGAATGCCGCGCCAACGATTAACAACGCAGCTGACGCCCTGGCGGATACTTTACCGAACGGTGGCAGCGTCGGCGCCATGCGTATTCGCGAAGCAACGCTGGAAGACCTCACACCGGTGTCTGGCGGCCCGCTCGGCAAGCTGGCTAAAAAGGCCGGTAGCTATCTGACGCCGATCACCCGCCTGATGGAATCCCCATCAAAAGAAGCGCGCCGGACAGCGCTGGAGTTGGCGGAGAATAACTTCACGCTGGAAGGCAACCTGCGCGGTATCGAAACACCGGTAGCAGCCGAGACGCGCGTACGTGGCTGGCGCCGCGAAGAGGCGGCCGTCGTTACTGCGAATAAGCAGGCATACACCCAGTATAAAGCCGAAGGCGGCGATCTGGGTTATACGGCCTTCCGTGAACAGGTTGGCGAGGCGCTGCGTAACGGCGACGTGCACGTTAATGCAAAAGTGCAGGAAGCGGCGCAGGCAATGCGTACGGTCATTAACCGCGTGAAGACAGCCCAGCAGGAACTGGGCTTACTCCCGCCGGATGCCGAATTGAAAGCGATGGGACAGACCAGTTATTTCCCGCGCGTGTACAAGGTGGGGAAAATCGTTAGCGAGCGCGATAAATTCCGCAATATGCTGGTTGACTGGTGGTCACGCGGTGAGAAAACCATGTCCCGCGAAGATGCCGAAATCGCCGCCGATACCACTATTAACCGTATTGTCGGGGCCAAAATTCCGCAGGAGTTCGCCAGCGTCTTTATGGTGAAAGCGCCGGGAAGCACCAAATCGCGTACGTTGAGCGTTCCCGATCGCCTGATGAAAGATTATCTGGAGAGCGATGCAAACTACGTCCTGCAGCGTCATATCCGCGAAGCCTCAGCGGAAATAGAATTAACCCGTACCTTTGGCAACAAGTCGCTGGATTCGCAACTCGCTGCCATCCAGGACGAATACGACGCGCTGATGCGGTTACGCCCGGCAGAGCAGGAAAAGCTGGCGAAGGCGCGCGAAGCCGATCTGCGCGATATTCTGGCGCTTCGCGATCGCCTCGTCGGTACCTACGGTATGCCGGATGACCCATCATCATTTTTCGTTCGCGCCGGTGCGTTTCTGCGTAGCGCCAACTTTGTAACGAAGCTCGGCGGCATGACGGTATCCGCTATCCCGGATCTGGCGCGCGGCATGATGGTTAACGGCTTCAGTAATACCATGCGTGGATATGGCGCGCTGATCACTCGATCACCGGCTTACCTCGCCAGCAGGGCGGAGCAAAAGAAAATGGCCGTAGGGCTGGAAACTATTCTTCAAACCCGAGCGCGTACGATGGGCGATCTGGTGGATAGCTCTTCGCGCACCACTGCGATCGAAGCGGGCATGGAGCGCATTACCGATGTGTTCGGCAAGCTGACCATGATGGGCCACTTTGACGACATGAACAAATCGGTAAATGGCATGATCACGTCCGACGGTATCCTGTCCGGCGCGTTCCCGGTTAAGCGGCTGGCGAAGCTTGGCATTAACGATAATATGGCCGCACGTATCAAAGCCGAATTCCAGAAACATGGTGAAGTTATCGAAGGCTGGCATATCGGCAATTTCGATAAATGGGATGACCAGTACGCCGCCGGCCTGCTGCAATCTGCTGTGCTGAAGGACGTAAACAATACCGTTATCACGCCGGGGATCGGCGATACGCCTCTGTGGGCCAGTACCCCGCTGGGGAAAACCGTATTTCAGTTTAAGTCTTTTGCTACGGCATCCTATAACCGCGCCACGCTCGGCGGCCTGCAGGAAGGCACCGCACAGTTCTATTACGGTACCGCCTTCCAGATTGGCCTTGGTTCACTGACCTATGCGCTTAAGCAGGCGGCCAACGGCCGGGAGGTTGATTTGACTCCGCAGAAGATGGTACTCGAGGGCATAGACCGTTCTGGTATTCTCGGCCCGCTGATGGAATACAACAACATGGCGGAAAAGGCATCCGGTGGGATGATAGGACTTGGGCCATTGCTCGGCACCGGTACGCAATCCCGTTATGCCAGTCGCGGCTTTATCGGTTCTGCGCTGGGGCCAACCTTTGGCCTGCTGGATACTGCAACCGATGTGACCGCCGGCGTGCTGAATGGTGACGCTGGCGACCGTGTGCTGCATAGCGTGCGTACGCTGTTACCCGGTAATAATCTGTTCTGGATTGCACCGCTAATTAACCAGGTAGATCCCGGTATGCGTTAATCGCAATCAGATTTATTTACCGTGAATGCAAATAACGGGGTGTCTACTGCCGAGTAGAAGTAATAGTGCAGTTTTACACCCCGTTGTTTGAAGGCATCAAAGTACCAATTGCCATACCCGAATGGTGCACAATATTTGTTCACAATTTGCTGTTTAGTTAGTGAGATTGCTTGCTGGTCAGGGATGTTAGCTTGAGTAGCGGGTTTTCTGGTGTCAGTAGCACCTATGACTACCAGGAGAGAAACATCTTTTTCACCCACATCTAAAGCTTGTAATCGCACGCTTCTATTGACCATTTCAGAATTAGCCACGCCAACAACTTCTGGTTTGAGTGCTTTTGCCATTTCCCCATCAGGAGGAAAGTCATATTTAACTTCTTTGGCGTATACGGTAGAAGTTGCGATAAACAGTAATAAGGATAATAAAGTTTTCACAGGGAGCCTCTGAATGAAAATAATTATATTAATATCGGCTAGTTTTATACGTAATCGCTGCATATGCAATAGTCAGGATTCCGACCTCTAGCCCGTCACATCATAGCCCCATGGATAACCACGGGGCTTTTTTATGCATTCAGATTACAAAACTCGCCTTACTGCTCTTAGCGATAAGCTCACCGACGTAGTTCTGGAAGAAGCCGATCCGGATAACTGGCCGGGGGCAGGGAAGGAAATCACAAAGCACACTAAACAGGAACGCGGCGACCGCTACTGGCATAAGAAGAACGCGGCCGCATCGCTCACGCTGCTGGTAAAAGTCCATTCGCTGATTGGCATGCATACGCGCGGGGGAACGCCTAAACCCGGCGAGGATCCAGACGATGAAGCATTCCGCCTGGGGCAACAGGTATCTGCGGCTGAACGGGCAGCACAGGAAGTTATCGAACGCATACAACAGCGGAAAAAATGATTTCATTCGTCGCCTTTTTCATCATATGGGCGGAGCGGATGGGGTGGGAGGTTCCCGACTGCCATTATCGAGCCTGCCACTGGCTAGAACATCGCGGGGATCTCGCGGTGCTTCGCTGTTTCCGTGGCTTCGGTAAATCCACCATTCTGGCGGTTTATAACGCATGGCGATATTACCAGAACCGCCAGTACCGCATTCTTCACCAGTCTGAAGCCGATGGCACCGCGTACAAAACCAGCCGCGATACGCAGAACGTTTTACGCAATCACCCGCTGACCAAAGGCATGCTACCGGACGGACAGGGAACCGTTGAGCAGTGGTGGGTTAATGGTTCGCTGGATATGCGTAACGGCAGCATGTACGCAAAAGGGATCCTCTCTAACGTTACCTCGGCCCGCGCCGATGAATGCCAGAACGATGACGTAGAAGTACCCCGCAATATCCAGACGCCAGAGGCGCGGGAAAAGCTGCGTTATCGTCTCGGTGAGCAGACGCATATTCTTGTACCCGGCGGGCGAAAGCTGTTTATCGGCACACCGCATACCCACGATAGCCTTTACGATGAGGTTGAATCTATGGGCGCCGACTGTCTGACCATCAAACTATTCGGTAAAGAATTTCGTATCGAGGAAAAACAGGCCACCGCGAGCCGTTACTCGTTACCGTTCCGGCCGGAATATGTTTTCGTCGGTATTCACATTGGCGCGCGACTGCTCGTTGAAGGCGTTGATTATCGACTGACTGATGATGGTATCGAGTTTGCCGAGGCTCCCGGTACCACCGTTGACTGTTACGCCGATTGTGAATGGCCAGAAAGGTTCACTCCGGAGGAAATGACAAAGCGCCGCCGTGAGACTCGCACAATTAACGAATGGGACAGCCAGTATCAGCTGCACAGTAAACCGGTTGGCGAGGTTCGTCTCGATCCCGACCGTATCCGCGAGTACAACGTTCAGCCTGAAATCCGATACGCGAACCGCTCCTGCTCGATGTGGCTGGGCCAGACGCAAATCGTTGGCGCTGTCGCCTGGTGGGATGTGGCCACCGGCAAAGTTAAGGCCGACGCCTCGGCATTCTCCCTGATTTTCACCGACGCCCGCGGGCATCTTTATTGGCATGTTTGCCAGGGGCTTACGGGCGAGCTGGCGGAATTCGACGACAACGACAAAATCACCGGTGGTCAGGTGATGCAGATTAAAGAACTGGTGCTGAAATACCAGATCCCGCTGGTATGCGTTGAGGTGAACGGCCCGGGCAGCTTTGCCGGGAAATTGCTGATTCAGGCGCTGAAGGGTACCGGCTGCGGAGTGCGGGAAGAATTCAGCGTGACCAATAAACAAAAGCGCATCCTCGATGCATTCGAAGCGCCGTTGTCGTCGCGGTTCCTTTGGGCGCATACCGACGTGCTCGACGGCCCAATGTACGACCAGATGCGCGATTTTAACCCAGCGCTGACTAATCAGCCCGATGACTTTATCGACTCCGGCTCCGGCGCTATCAGCTCAACACCAGTGCGCATTGGTAAATTGGTCGGGATTCCGACCGCACAGGCGCGGGAACATTGGCAACCAAACGATGGCGATCACATGGTCGCCGTAGATTACTAGCCGCCGGAGTTCCTCGTATGTCGGTACCGAACCAGACACCCTATAACATCTATACCGCCAACGGGCTGACCACTGTCTTTGCCTATGAGTTTTACCTGATCAGCGCCAGCGATATTCAGGTGACAATCAACGGCAACGAAGTTACGTCCGGCTATACCGTGTCTGGTGTGGGTAATACTGGCGGTGGCGAGGTTACTTTTCTGACCGCGCCGGCCAATGGCGCTACGGTCATTTTTGAGCGTGTAACGCCGACGTACAGGCTCACCGATTATCAGGACAACGGCGACCTGCTGGCCGATACAGTTAACAAAGATTTTGACCGTCTCTGGATGGCTATTCAGCGTGCGTTTATTTATCTCGGCGTTGCGCTTACGCGCCCTTTGTTTGGTGGCGGGCCATTCAATGCGAACGGATACCGGATTGCTAATCTGGCTGACCCTGTAGACGACCAGGACGCCGCTACTAAAAAATTTGTCATTGAGAATACCCGGGTTAATCTGGCCAGAACTTTACGGGTACCTGAATCAAGCGTTCCTGTACTGCCTTCTATTATATACCGTAAGAATAAGATTCTGGCATTTAACGATCAGGGGAATCCGATTGCTATACTGCCGGAGTCGGGTTCTGCCTCAGATGTTCTATTAGAACTGGCTTCCAGTGACGGCTTTAAATGGGTGGGTCAATTCCCCAGCGTCGGATCGCTCGCAGCGACATCCGGTAGTCACGGAGACCGTGTGCTGGTCAGGAGCTACCATGAAGGCGGCAGTGAGGGGGGCGGGCAATTTGTCTACGATGATGCACGGGCCGACGAGAATGACGGAGTAACGGTCTTTAATGGCTGGGTGCGTCAGATTGTTAATAATACGCTGACGAATTACGACGCGGGAATTATCCCATTTGATGGGTCAGACGCGACAAGCAGATTAAGTGCATTATTTAATAATGCACCTGATGGAACACATCTATATATAATTGGGCATCACCAGATATCTGGCCCTGTTACAATAAAGGGTAAAAATGCGCTAACATTTCATAGTGATTACGGTGCAATCTCTGGTTACGAACGCAGGGAGTCATGGGTTTGGGGCGCTGATTCTGATTTTGAATATGGTTCTGGAAACCTTGGTATTTTGTCTTTTTTTAACTGTCACAAAATTATTGTAGATGGGCTATTCATTGACGGCGCTCATTTGCAACGCCCCGACTCTAAAGAATGGGGTGATTGCATGGTCAGGTATGAGCATTGTACCTACATGACAATTCGGAACTGTAAAGGTGACGGTTTTGGCGGGTGGGGTATTTTTGGTCTTTACTCTGACTATGCAGATATCCACAACAATGTGATATCACGAGTGTCCCGCCAGAGCGGAATTAACGCTTTTGCCTGCTCAAGCTATAGCAAAGTTTACAACAATACTTTAAATGACGTGGGCCTGTACGGTGTCGAATTTGAAACATTTGATTCTAAAACCGAATCAGTTACCTATGGAAATCAGGCTTACAATAACGAGATTCGGGGGGCAAAATTTGGGCTTACTGTGGTAGGGAACCATAACGATGCCCTTATTTACAGTAACAAATGCTATGGGTGCCAGACTGGTGTATTTGCCATTAAATATACCGGAAAAAATATCGTCATCAGGGATAACTCAAGCCTGGATTGCATGCGCGGTGTGCAGGTCAATGCATCAAAGAATGTCCTTACGCTCAGAAATACCCTGACGGTTAACGAGGTTCCCGCGTTTATAATCGATGACCAGTACAATGCGGTGCTTGATATTACTGCGGACAGAATGGCGTTTTACAGCATCAACTCCGTTCGCGCCGGTTATCAGATTCAGATACGCGGCGTAACGTATACCGTAGCGTCGTCAGTACAGGACCCGACGAGAACCGATTATCAGGCACAGTCTGGCGGCCTGTACCTGAATACGCTGACGACTGCCCTGGCAGCTGACGTAGAGCATTGCGATAACGTTTATGTGTCAACAACCAGCCTCGGAATGACACCTTACGGCTTTGGCATGAATGTCGAACGCTCATCGTCAGCGATTGTTGATGGCTCTTCAAATAACAGATTCATCAGCAATCTGGCGGCGGGTAAAGTTGCGGCGGGCTGCTTTACTAACTCTGTTTATACGGATGTTTCAGCCATCAAAGAGTGGTGGATTGATAATCAGACTTCACCATCAACTGATAACCCTTATACGTGTCGCTGGATGCGTTTTAATCAGGGGGCAAATGCGGCCATTAATGTGCAGGGAGCGCGCCACGATAAACTGTCGAGCATATTTTCATCAGCAACTAACGGCTCCACCCTGAATATTTTCGGCAACCGTATTTTACAGTACGGGTCAAATCTGGCCGTTGCATCGGGCGGACAATTCCCGCCGCATTATTATATTTCTGAAAGCCCGTTTGCGATTGTCAGCATTAAAGTGGTGCTGACGAACTACTCCTCATCAGAGGATGTATACCTGCGGATAAACGGGACAGAGAACATGGTGAAGGTTGCCGATGCAAATACCTCTGAAACCGCAGTGGTCAGCTACACGGCGAGAAAATTATTTTTCACCTTATCCACTGTGGGCCTGATGTATTTCAGGCTGGCTACCGCCAGCAATACCGCGAAGGTCGGCAGTTACACCATTGAAATCGAAATTATGTGAGGTTACAGATGGCATTTACCCTGATTAAATCAGTTACCGTGCTGAAACAGTGCCCGTCACTGTGTAATGCGACGCTGGCCCCGGAGCAGGAAGATATCACTATTACTGTCAGCGTCACCTCGCTGGAATCGTTATCGGGTACGTTCGGCACGGTCAGCTATTCCATTACCCCGGAAGGCGGAATGGCTGGACACGGAATGTTTGACTTCACCTATTCAGGCACGGGCAATCCGATTGATGAAGCGGAAGCGGCATTAAAAGAGTCCCTTGAACCTGAAATACCTTAGCTTTCTAATATGGTCAGGATTCCGACCTGATTTACGCCTTACCCTCTCATCACTACATACAGTGATCCCCATGGGGGTAAGGCATGCGCATGAGGAATTTACCGGATGTGGCGGCGGGAACGTCGTATATCACATCCACCGTTAGCGGCAGCTACTGGTTGCTGCAACTGCTCGATAAGGTAAGCCCCAGCCAGTGGGCGGCAATCGGCGTTCTGGCCAGTATTGTTTTCGGGCTGCTTACCTACCTCACCAATCTGTATTTCAAAATCAAAGACGACCGGCGGAAGGCACAGGACTATGAGCAACAAAGCTAAGTTCAGCGCCGCAATGCTGGCGCTTCTGGCCGCTGGTGCATCCGCGCCGGTTTTGATGGACCAGTTTCTGACAGAGAAAGAGGGCAGCAGCCTCACTGCGTATAAGGATGGTTCTGGCATCTGGACAATTTGCCGTGGGGCCACCCGGATTGATGGTAAGCCGGTAACGCAGGGCATGAAGTTGACGCAGGCCAAGTGCGGTCAGGTTAACGCCATCGAGCGCGATAAGGCGCTGGCATGGGTCGATAAAAACGTTCACGTGACGTTAACTCCACCTCAGAAAGTCGGTATTGCCAGTTTCTGTCCGTACAACATCGGCCCCGGAAAATGCTTTCCTTCGACGTTCTATAGCAAATTGAACGCAGGCGACCGTAAAGGTGCATGCGCGGAGATCCGGCGATGGGTGTTCGACGGCGGCCGGGATTGCCGCTTAACCAAAGGACAAAAGAACGGCTGTTACGGGCAGGTTGATCGCCGGGATCAGGAAAGTGCGCTGACGTGCTGGGGGCTATACGAATGAAGGGAAAAACCAAACTGGTAATTGTAGGCGGGGTGCTGGCGGTATGTGCTGGCCTTTTCTGGGCTGGGTATCTGAAAGGCTGGTACGCGCATTCTGAGCAGGTAAACAGCCAGGCTAAAGCCAGACTGCCAAAACAGGAAAAAGCGGTAGCAGAAGGCGAGCAGAAGGCGGCGACGGCGAACGCTGAAGCCAAAGTGATTTACCGTACCGTTTATCGTGATGTGGTGAAATATGTCAATGACCCGAATCGTACTGTGTGCAAGTTTGATAGTGACGCTGTGCAGCTGCGCCAACGAGCAATCGACGCGGCCAACGCCATCCCCGGATTTGATGAACCGGCCGTGCAAGATAAGTAA